TATCCACAAATTGGTTGCTGATGAAGCACATTATATCCCCGAGGAAGTATGGACGGCTGTCCGCCCTATGCTTGCAACTACTGGCGGAACTATGGATATACTCTCCACGCCGCGAGGAAATGTAGGATTTTTCTACGAAGCATTCCAAAAAGGATCAGACTTCACAACATTTCATACAACTACCGCAAAATGTCCAAGAATAGATGAAGATTTTTTAAAATTAGAAAAGAAACGTATGACAAATCTGCAATTTATGCAGGAATACGAAGCAGAATTTTTAGATTCATTACAACAATTTTTCACAAAGGAATTAATAGATTCCTGCATACTCCCGCCCAAAACGAGTTTATCACCTTCTTCTCTTTTTCATGGGGCGGGAGATTATTATTTAGGTATAGATCTGGCGGGATATGGGGGAGACGAAAACGCCTATGTTGTGATGGAAATGTTAGATAATGATTATTGCAAAGTAAAATCCGTAGAAACAACTCAAAAAGTAAGCGCCGTTAATACCGTCGAAAAGATTTTAGATCTAGATAGAACATGGGATTTTCAGAAGATATATTTAGATGATGGGGGAATAGGAACACCAATCCTAGATTTTTTAATAAGAAATGACGCAGTAAAAAGAAAAGCAGAAGGGATCAATAATGCAAGCCGAAGTATATTAGCAAACAAAACAAAAGCGAGAAGAATCCTAAAAGAAGATCTATATGGGAATTTAAAACTCTTAATGGAGCAGGGCAAAATCCAACTCCTAAATGATGAAAATCTAATAATGAGTTTATTATCTATCCAAGTAGAGATAGATCCAGTTACTCAAAACGTCAAAATATTTGGAAAATACAGCCATATCACAGAAGGACTAATAAGATCCGCATGGGCAACAAAAACAAAAGGTTTAAATCTTTACGTTTATTAATTTAGGTATGGAAAAAATAGAACCAACAACCATACCAGACGAAGAAAAAGGGGAGATCTATAAGTTAGAGGACAAAGACTATCTACTTATAAGGGCTATCCAAGACTTAACAACATCAATAAATAAATTAAGAGAGAAATCTTAATGGCAGACACAGGTATATTCGCAACGACAGCAGAAGTTCAAAGAAAAGCGGGAGCAAACGCAAGTTCAGTTTCAAACGTGGAAGCATATATAAATGACTTTATGACACAAGCAGAAAGCGAGATAAATGTAGCTACAAGATACAATTGGAGCGACGCTTATTCTGGATTAAACGTAGACGTTAAAGCAATTTTAAAAGAAGCAGCAACCAATCTAGCAGCCATGTATGTTATAATGTATGATATGAGTGGATTTACATCAAGAAGTGAAGCACAAACCATGCTAGACGTATTAAGAGACTCATATTTAAGGGCGTTAAGTATGCTTCGAGATATTAAACAACAGGACTTTATGAATGGCGCATGATTTTAAAAATTTTCCAGAATTAACAAATTCTCAAATGCAGATTTATTATGTTGAAAGTCCGCACAAACAAATAACAGAGGATTTTAGAGCAAGAGTAGTCAAAGTCTCTGATGGAGACACGGTAAGATTAAAAGCAGATTTTAGAGATTTTAATTTTCCATTAAGAATTTCTAAACTAGCAGCGCCAGAATTAAATGAGAGAGGGGGAGTAGAAAGTCAAAAATGGCTAGAGGGAGAAATATTAAATAAGGAAGTGGATATAATATTATCAAGATCAAGAGTAGAAAAATGGGGGAGACTTCTGGGGAGTATAATTTCTAGAGGTATGGACATAGCAGAATTAAGCACAATAACTGGGCATGGAGTAGCATGGGAAGATAGAGAAACAAGTGGGCAAGTCCCTAATTTTTCAAGAGAAATAGAGGGGTTTAAACCATGACACTACCAAACAAATTTAGAAATGAAAGCGAAGGGGTTATTGCTAGTTATAACTACACAGACATAGCAGACGGGACGGGTATTGTTACATTCTACGCAGGTATAGGAGAAACTTCCGCAGGAAATATTTATATTCTTTCACAACAGACGCAACGTATGTCTATTTTATACGAGGCGGCTAGCGTGGCGGGGTCAGCTTCAGAATATACAAAAGGATATGACAAAGATTTTGATTTAACACCTTTTAACGCTCCAAGAATTATCGGTGGAACTGTAACCGCAGGATTAGGGTGGTCACAATGGGAGAGGAGCGGGTCTCTTTCCGCTACAGGATACGTCAGACTAGTTATAAAACACGTAACAGAAGCAGGAGCAGAAACGGATTTAGTAACGCTCCAAACTCCAACAGCTACAGGCGGAGACGCTCAAATACATATAGTAGATTATGTTTCGGGAACAATTCCAAGAACACACTTTAAGATAGGAGAGAAGTTAAGAGTTACTTATGAGGGGTGGTGGTTTCAGGACAACGGAACGCCACAACCCTGGATTACGAACGAATTTTATTTTGACCCTTTAAACGCAGTAAACGGAGACCAAGGCGCAGGAGACACACAGTTTTTTATAAATATACCTTTTGATTTAGACTTATAATGGGAGAAATGAATTTAAACAACGCAGAAGCAAGCGATCTAACAAACGCAGTAGTAGATTTTTCAGTAGATAGCGCTACGACAGATGGAGCAGCGGATCAGAAAGAAACAGAATATACAAATCAAGAGTGGGCGCAGCAATTAGGATATTATAAGAAGATCCCAGAACTAACAGCTGCAATAGACGCAAAAGCAACATGGACGGTGGGAAAAGGATTTAAGGCAGATTCTATGACAACGTTTGTTTTAGATACAATTAGGGGCTGGGGTAAAGATACATTTAATACAATCCTAGAAAATGCAATAAGAACATATCACATAGGGGGAGATAGTTTTATAGAAATTATTAGAGACAGCGAAGGGGCATTAATAAATTTAAAACCGCTAGATCCTTCAACCATAAAAATCGTAGCAAATAGGCAGGGAGTAATTATTCGCTACGAGCAAATTTCAAAAGTAAAAAAGCCAAATAAGAAATTTAATCCAGAGGAGATATTTCATCTAGCGAGAAATAGGGTAGCAGATGAAATCCATGGAGTCTCTATAATCCCAGCACTAGAAAATATCATTTTAATGAGAAATGAAGCCATGGCAGATTTAAGGGAAGTATTCCACAGATACGTTAAACCTAAATTTATATTCCATTTAGATACAGACGACACATCAAAGATAGCTTCATTTAAAGCAAAGATGGACGCAGCGACGGGAAAAGGCGAAAATATGTATGTCCCAAAAGACGCCGTAGTCCCAGAGAATTTATCTGTAGCCAACAACTCAACCTTAAATCCCCAACCATGGATACAAAACCTTAATAATTATTTCTTCCAAGCGGTGGGAGTCCCACAAATTATTGTCGGGGGAAGTCAAGAATTTACAGAAGCAACAGCAAAGATCTCCTATTTAGCATGGCAGCAAAATGTAGAAGAAGAACAATTATATATCGAGGAACAAGTGGGTATGCAATTAGGATTAATAATTGAGTTAGAATTTCCAGCAAGTCTAGAAAATGAATTATTAAGCGATAAAGCAAAAGATGGAGCAGAAAATATCCAACCAAATGAAACAACCGCAGGAGCAGGACAATAATGGAACAACAAACAGACTGGAGAATAGTTTCCACAGGGATCGTAGCGCTAGCTGCATTAGAAATGGCAGCAATATATAACGGGATAAACGGAACACTATTCACAATAGTTGTAGCCGTTATTGGAGCAGCGATAGGGGTAACAATTCCAAATCCAATAAAACCTAAATAAAATAAACCAAAATGGCTCAAGAGAAAAAGAAAAAGAAAAAGACACAGAAAACAATAGACGCGTCTAAACCTTCTGGAGATATGAAATTTAAAAAACTAACAGGGAGAGAAAGAGGAGAGGTAGAAGCAATACAAGCAAGAAGTGATCTAAATGTAAGGGATTTATTATCAGCAAAACAAGCAAAAGATGAAAAAAGGAGAGAAGAAATAATGGCAGGAACTCCATTAAAAGGCGGACAGACACAAATTCCACCTACACAAACACCAATTCCAGAAGAAAGGGAAATTGAAAGAGATTGGTTAGGAAGATTACCCCTCGAAGAAAGGCAA